CCTTGGTTTAGCGACGAGATAGCTAAAAAAGTCTACAAAGCTGAGGTTGTAAGCTGTCTTAGAGTGCTTGCCAGCGATGAAAATGACCTATTCTGAAACAGATTCTTAGTAAAAAATGTGCTTTTTTGCGAAAAAAGAGGTACGTTAGACTCACAAACAAACAAAAACACACAAAAATGAAAAATTTTGCATTAATTCTAGTTAGCTTAGTCGCTTTATTTTTATCTTCCTGCACTAAGGACGAGGTAATCGATGACCAGCCAATGGTTCAAGACACAGTTTACTTAAATCATGAGCCTGTTAACTTTTTGATACAGGCAGATTTTGACACTGGTTATTCTTACGTGCCGTATTACTTTGACTTCGTGTACAGCAACAAGTCTGGAGAAAAGGTTTACGTTGACAAAATCACCATAACTACTCCATCCGGCCAAACTAAATCCTTTTCAAAGGAAGACTTTACCCTGTTGAACGAGGAATCGGACACTATCAACTACTCTTACGATTGTTGGGACATAGGAACCTACTCCATAACTATAACCGGAAAGTTTTTTATCGACAACAAGCCGTTTACGTTTGAAACCAACTACTACGCGCTAGAGTCTAACGAATATCCTATTTTTGGATTCTACAAGGATGGCGGGTATTACATGGACTTGCCGGTTACCAAAAACGCTGACAACCTTATCACCTTTTCAATTCTTCCACTCTCAGCTCATTCAAGATTGATAGCTTACGTGAAGATATCTAAAGAAACTGACTCTGGAGAAGTGACAATCTGCGAGTACAACGACGTAAACACCGTTGGTTTCTACTGGGAGTATCTCTACCATCCAACTGCTACCGGAACTGAGATTTGGCACATATACGCAACTAACACTGCTGGAATTAACTTCACTGGAACGATAAGAACTACTGCGTACTAATGCGTGTTTTTCGTTTGACTGTTGGTAGCGGCTGCCTTAATGGCAGCCGTTTTACTTTTATTCCAAATCCTCAGGTTTTGCTTCCTGAATAAGTTCTCGTATCTTCTCGTACCTCTTCCTAGCGTCGATTTCCTCAGCGTCAACGAAAGCTCCTTCCACAGAAACTCCCTGCAACTTTCCGGACTTCACCATCTCCCAAACTTGGTCGTCTGTAACCTGGAACATTCCTACCCAAGTGCCTATAGGGACGTCAAAACCGTACTTTGTGATAGCTTTGTCTGTCTCAGTCTCTACTATCCAAGATTCGAACAGGTATGTTCCTGCATCTACCGACGCTTCGTGGTCCAAGTTGGTTTCGTTCGTTCTAGCTTCTCGCATGAACTTCTTTGAGATCTCTAGGATAGTTTCAGGAGAGAACTTGACAAAGTACTCGTTTCCTTCGCTGTCAAGTCTAAGGATCTCCATGTCAGGTATCATGATCGGAGACACTATGATTCTCTTTTCCTCGTCAGCGAACTTAAAGGCGACGTTTCCCGCTAAAGGAGGAAGACCTCGTTGTGGGTTCTTGACGAAACCTCTTCCAATTAGAGTCCTAGGAGCTGTCGCTGCTAACCTTTCGTCCCTAGTGGAAGGTTCTACTGGAGTCACCAAGTAGTTGCCGTTTATTCTGACCGCTCTGTACTTCTGCCAGTAGTGCTGACAGTTTGCTCCACCCTTGTACTTGAAGACGTTGTAACGACCTCCTCCTACTCCTGGTCCGAACTCGTTGTTCAGGTCGTCCAGTATGAGGATCTCTTCCCTAGTGAAGTAGCGGTCGATCGACATCATTGCTGAGCAGAACGACCTAGAGTTTGAAGCAACGTTAGAAGATCTGTAACGGTAAAGGTAGACCACTTCCTCTTCGGCAAGAGTCTCTGTGATTAACTTTGAGAACTTCTCCTTGTTCACCTCTACAGAGGATGCAGGCACCCCTAATGTCTTCGCTAGTTCGATCATAGTTTCTATTTCGTAGTCCGTATAAACACTGCTGATATCGTAAGGAATGTCCTCTTCTACGAATAACTCTTCCTGTTCCTCTTGCTCTTTATCGAAGCCTCTGTTCTGCCATTCGGATATGCAGATAGCGACAGCTTGGTCCTGACTCTTTCCCTCGTCCAGCATGGCCCTTATGCACCTTGGCATGAAGTCGTCTCTAGTTTCGGTAGCTAGTGGTTTCACCATCTCCTCAGTCTTAAAGTAGAGGAAGTTGACTTCTATTGCAGGACGATCCACCAATGCGATGGCTGTAACTCCTGAATTCTGATCCTCAGGTAGGATAGCTAGTTCGATTACTTTCTTCATTGTTTTCTTCTTTTTTAGATTCGTGCTAGGTCGCGAACCTTCTTATCTGCTTCCTGTTGGCTTGTCATTTCTGATGAAACGACGTAGGTTTTTATGATTGGAGTTGTTAGGTTAGTAGAGTTTGCTATCGGAGCTCCTCCTCCTGCTTGGTTCATCGCGCTAAGCAACCCACCGAACATCTCGGTAGACTTTGCGTTCATCACTGACTCTCCTCTGCTAAGCATAGCTGGCACGCTATCGCTCAACGCTGTTCCTGGTCCAACTACGAAACCTCCACGTGCGAACTTTGAAGGTTGAGGAGTAGAGTCTGGGCCAGGCTGTGTTCCAACGTTTCCTCCTGAATTCTCAGAAGTGTTGTACACCTCGCTTATTGCTTTAGCAGCAGCAGCGATAACTGAGGCTGTGCTTATTCCTGCTGTTATTGTGTTTATGGTTACCCAAGGTTGGCCAAGAGTCAAAGGCAAGGCTGCAACTGCTTTTGCGTTTGCGATAGCGGTATTTGCCCATATCTGTCCGATCGCTCCGGCTTTTTCTATAGCGATTGCAGCAACAGCAAAACCTTTCTTTCGTTTGGAACCTTCCTTAGCGAACAAGCTTTCTGCATCTAACATCAGCTGACCAAACTGTTCAACTAGTGCAAATTCAGCTGAAAGAGCGCTCATTGTTTCTTCTATTGATTTAGCGTGAGCGTCTCTCTTAGCTTGTGCAAGTTCTTCCAAGTTAGCAAGTTTGACTTCGGTAACGGTATCGTCAATCGCTGCCTCTGCTTCTGCTTCTACCTGTGCATCGATCTGCGATTGAAGAGCTATTTCCTGCTTCTTAGCTTCTAAGTCAAGCAGTCTTTGGATCGCAGCTTCGTCAGCACCAGCTTGCTTAGCTGCGTCTATTTCCCTAAGAGCGTCCGCGTGTCGGTAGGACTCCTCAAGGATCATTCTTTTTATCTCGTCGGTTTCCTTTGCAAGAGCGATAGACCTTTCGTCAGTTTCTATCTGCTTGTAAAGTTTGTCGTTTAGAGAGGTTATAGCTTCTTGCTTTCTGTTTCTCTCGTCTTCTAACTCTTTTTTACGAGCAGCAGATGCAGCTTTGCTAGCATCCGTGACCGATTTCGCGTACTTTACGCTAGCTATCTGAATCGAGTTGGTCGTTTCTTCGATAGCTAATTTGACAGTTTTTTGGTTGTCGATTTCCTCTTCGGTAAGACCTTTGCTAGACTTTGCTTTTTTTTCGTAAGCATCATTTTGCTTATTAAGTTCTCTCAACTGATCAACAAGGTTCTGAATACGCTGTTGGTGTATCTCCTGTTCGCTAGCTCCTTCTGCTTCCAACATAGCTAACCTATGTTCGTTAGATCTCTGCATTCTGTTCTGAGCTGAGTCGATGTCGTCAAACGCTTTGATTATCTCTCTAGCGTTGTCTGTCGTCTTCTTAGTAGCTGCATCGTCGATAAGACCTCCTGTGATCCAACTTAGAGCATCTCTTACCTTGTCTATGACCTTCCTTAAACCTTCGAACTTGTCTATGACCTTTGCTATCCAAGCTTGGATCTTGTCAAAGTTGCTTATTAGAGCAGAGATAGCAGCGACTATGAGTCCTATTCCCAAGGATTTCAGAGCGACTCCGAAACCTTTAGCAGCTAAAGTTGCTCCCTTAGTAGGTCCAACTAGACCCTGCATTATGGATTTGTAACCTCGAAGTCCTGTTCCGAGCAGCATCATGCTCCTGTTGACTCCTTCTCCTGAAACTCCAAAAGCGGAAAGAGCACTCGAAGCGTTGCTGAACGATTCGGCTAAACCAGCGTTGGCAGATGAGTAAGCTGATTTTATCTGGTTAGCTTTCTGCTGAGCTTCTCTTGTAAGCTGGTCCTGCGATTTGTTGACCTCGTTGAGCTTGCTTTTCAAGGAATCCAGCTGAGCTTTAGTCTCAGCAAACTCAGGAGAGTTTGAGTCCATCTCCTTCCAAGCTTTGGTAAGGTTCTTTACTTGAGTTTCAAGGTCCTTTACGCTTTTTACCGCAACTTCCGAATCGTTGACCTTTATCGTGAAAGCTATCTCGTTTGCCATTCTGAATCATTTTTCTTTTTCTTAAATATAAGCTTCACCTTAGTTGAACTTACGGAGCGCACTCGGCTATCTCTACAAGCTCGTAGTAACCTGAGACTGTCAAAGAAAACCTGTCCATGCAGACAGTAGTCACGTAACCTCCTGGTGCTATGGTTCCTGCGTACACTAAGCTGTCCTGTCCTGTGTAGCTGTAGGAAACGGTAGACAAAGTCCTGTTTATGATGTAATAGGTTGCATAATAAGGAGTTATGACGCAATCAGTATCGCACCGTCCGTCGTCCACTACGACTCCGTTAGAGTCCAGTTCGACCCAGCGATTGTTGACCGAGTAGAAACCAGCTGGAGCAAGCTCAAGACCTGAAGGTCCGTAAACGTAGAACACCTTGCAATTAACTGGGTTCGGTTCAGTTCCATAAACCATCAAGTCAGCATCGGTAGCGCAAGCATCGCAAGCTACCGTATCGTCGTAGTAAGCGACGAACTCGTAAAGCTGAGTCTGCTGTCCTGAACAACCGCAAGCTGAAGTGTCAGCTTGTATGGTTATCGCTCCGTCTCCTTCCACTAGGAACGCGTTTATTCCGTCCGAATACCATCCCTTAGGCGCAGGAGAGGTCATCAGGGCATCGGTAAACAGGTAAGTTGAAGTAGACAGTGTCAAACCGTTTCCGTAGTAGGTATCGCTAGAGATTGTGACGTGACAGAAAGCTACGCAAGCATCGGTAAGATTGTCAGTGAACCAGAGTTTAAGAGGGTACGAGTCCTTGTCTCCAGCTGTTCCGTCAAGCACGATAGCAGTAGCAGTGTAATCGACTCCGTCCTGAAGAACGGTTGGAAACTGAAGAGTGTAAGTACAAGGCGTTGCCTTAGAATCTGTTAAGATCACGTTTGCATCCGCTTTTAGCTCAACGCCCATGCTGCTCTCTGGAACGTCGCTGCCGAAGACCACTTTGCAGTGAAGGTTTGCATCTAGCAGAAACTCTTGGCAAACTGGATCTCCGAAAGGATCGTCACCGATCGAGACTACGTCTCCCTTTGTTGTCCAGTCGACTCCGTTCGTCGAAGTGAACAGCCTTCCTACCGTCTTGTAGTTAGGAAGGTTCTGGAAAACGCAGACAGTTACAGAGACAGTTCCGTCCGGACAAGGATCGCAGTCCTCGCACAGAGTGTAGCTATCTACAACACCGGCTGGGTTCACGTACATTATGGATCCCTCGTAAGCGTAGTAGCCAACCGGAGCTTCTTCGGTTCCAGTGTTGTCCAACCAAGCTTCCGTAGCATCGTCGAACTTCTCGGAATCGAGGTAGATCGGCCTAGCATCGTTAGCGCAGCAAGAGTCGCACTCGACACCAGAATAGATAGGTCTGAAGAGGAAGTAAGGAGAGGTAACGCAGTCTGCTAATGGATAAGTAGCGATAAGAAGACCGCTGCTGTTGGTCTGGTAAGCTAAAACTGCGCTAGTGAGCAACCTGTACCAACCTGCTTGAACCGGAACTGTCAAGTCCGAATCAAGGTAGAGGTAATCGTTGTCTGAGAAGACTTCGTACCTTCCGTATATGGTGAAAGTTGTTGTGTTGTTCAAGGTAGGGCACGGAGCTTGAGCGTAGGACACGTCGAAGCTGTAATCCGTAATCTCTTGGCACTCGCATACAGCAACGTTCTCGAATGACATCACCATCCCGTTGTCGCCTATCGTGCAAGCAGCTAGACCATCAGAGTAGTAACCTGGAGGAGCTGGAACAGTTCCGTAAGGATCCAAAAATAGAGATATGGAACCGGTAAACGTCTCAGAAGAAGTATAATAAGTTGAATAACCTGGGCAAGTAGTAGGAGATTGGCAGCAGCAGTAAGCGTCGCAATAGGAGACTGTGCTGTAGCAAAGATTTACGGAGTTCAGCCTTTGAGTCTCTATTATGTTCAAGCTAAGGTCGCTTCCTAACTTCACTAACTCTACCTTGCAAGCGCTCTTCTCTCCAACAACGTAGTCCTTTATCTCGTTTACAAAGTACCAAGTTCCCTTGACGAACACTAGGTCGTTGAACTCAAAGTTCGCTATGTCTAAGCTGTCCAGTATGAAGGTAGCCTCGACTATCCTCGAGTAAGGATCGTACACTATGTCGTACCAATCCTTCCAGTAAACTGTGAAAGCGGTCAGAGGAGTCATCCACTCGGTCTGTCCGGCGACGGAAGTGTCCCACATTGGGATCTCGTTCTTCCAGTTCAAGTCTAAGGATTCCTGAGTGACTGGCCATGTTGAGTAGTTGCTGAACATTGGATAAGAACCCCAAGGAGTTGGCCCTGAACCACCTGCACCTGTTGCTATGTACCAAGTGTTGTTGGTTCCAGTGCTTCTGAGTCCGTTGTAGTAAAGAAGTCTCATCTTTGGAGTTATGGGCTCCCTCTTTCCAACGTTTCCGGCTGAACCTTCTCCTGCTGTTCCGCCGGTGTCCTTCGCTATGTGAGGTATTATGAAACTCTTAGCGTTTACTTCTCCTTCTGGATAAGCGATAGGTGCTATAGGGCAAGGAGCAAACTGAGTGGATACCTTTTCCTCTCCGGTTATGAGATCGATAGGCGAATCGAGTATTAGCTGACCGTAAGGTTTGTTGTCGTTTGACTTTTGGTACTCATCGTTCAGAAAATCAGTGTCGGTCTGCTCAGTGAAGATCATCTTTCTCTTCTGCTTGTCGAACAGAGGTTTTATAGTGATGCTCTTTGATTCGTCTAGCTTATCTGTCCAATCGACAGTAGTCCCAGAACGTATCCAAGTCTTCCAAGGCTCTATAATGAAATGGTTTGGAGTTTCCTTACTAGGGACCATGGTGAGCTTGAACTTAGTAAGGATGGACTTTATGAAGTCGATCTTCTTAACGGTCTTTGGAAGTATCGAAGCAACGTTGAACTGAGATACTGACCCAGTTTCAGTACAGCTAAAGAGCATGCTGTGAAAATTTACAGCGAAAGGACCGCTCATCACTGGGGCAATAGCGCTTACCCACATGGTTATCCTGTCTCCTGCTTGCAAAGAAAGAGGGACTGTGTATTCAGGCGAAGTGTAAGTAGTAAGGTTGACGTTTCCTGAATAGTTGAAGTAAGCCAACCCTGTCCTAGAGTTGACCAACCAAATTCTGAACTGGTTGTTCACAGCAGTTGGGTCAGACCCACCTGGTAGTTTCTGAAGAGTGTAACTACATTTGATCTTGAAAGTGTGGGTAGATGTGTTCTGTGAGACGTACTCAAACTTAGTAGCATTATCGTAAGCGTCCATGTAATCGAACTCTTCAGTTCTGCATCTCGCTAAGTACTCCTGGCCTGTCACTTGAATAGGAAAGACGTTAAACGCTCCCATTGTGCCGGTAGCCTTGAACGTTGCTTCTACGGGAAGAGTGGACCTGCTCTCGGTCTCGCTGATCACGTAAAGGTCGGTGAAGAGCAAAGAGTTGAGGAATTCGGACTCGTAAGTGTAACCAGCATCGTAGAATATCTTGTCCCAGATGATCTTAGCTCTGATGAGAGGCTTCACCTGTTCCAACCAAAGAGGGTTTCCGGAATCGTCGAAAGACTTAAGGAATCCCTTAGAAACTGTGGTGTCTGAAGGTTGGTTGTCGTCGTTGTACTCGTAACCCCATTCTACGAGTCCGTAGATTAAGTTCCCGTCCATGAATTCCCTAAGGAACGATTTTGAAACGTTATCATAAGTCTTAGCGTGTATCAAGCTGAACTGAGGCGCATCAGGGTCTAAGGTCACGAAGTCTATCTCGTTAAGGAACCCTCCGCCTACCTTGGAAGCAAAGTCGGCTGTCTCTCCGAAGAAGGTGATCTCGTACTGTACGCTCGAATCGGCTTCGTTGACCGATACTGCTGTCAACCTTATGTTTCCTGATGTGAAGTAGGTTCCGTCGACCGTTAGGTAAGCGTCTGCCTTCTTCGATATGTCGAAGTCCATGGAGTTTACGTTGAAAGCTGCTTTGAAGTACTGCCCGTTGGGCGGAGTGTGAGGCAGCTTGAAGGTCTGAGAGAAAACTGACGCTACCTTAGTCGGATCCTCAAAGTCCTGAACCGAAAGCGACAGCTTGATAGGTTCAGAACTCATAAGGTCCAGCTTAACGTAGTCTGTAGATATTCCAGGTGCATCAGAAGGAGAACTGATACCCTGTTTCTTTGCGAATAGTTGAACGTTTGCCATTAGATAGTGGATTGTATTTTCTGAGATAAGGTTACTTCTACCGTGAACTTTCCTTGGACCAACTTAGCTTGCCTTACGTTCCTAGTTGAGTAGGAAGCGTCCTTCACAGTGACAGAGTACGCGAACTCGTCGGAAAGCGGGTTGTTCTCGTCGTGAACGTATGCCAGGATCTGAGAGCTCTTCTGAAGACTTTCAAGCATGTTCACTTGCTCCTGGGTGAGCCAGTCGCTCTCTATGTCGAAGGTTGTAGTTACTTTCTTGCTGTACGGCTTGAGCCCACCTGAGGTGACGAGGCGCCCTACTGGGTAGTCTCCTGAGTTCTCAACTACTGGAACGGAACCTGACCAGTCTAAGCGGTCGTTGTGGAACATCTGGGTCTCGGTTGAGATTGTCTTCTCCGAAAGAGCTGTGAAGTTCAAGTAGTCCCTTCCTCCTAGTTCGTTAAGCCACGACAGCCTGACTCTTGGGTAAAGAGCTGGAATGCAGTACTCCTTTACCTTTAGCTTAACGGTCTCAGTTACGGCTGCCCCAAATGTAGTAGAAGCTGCGCTTACTTGTTTGTGACCTGTTATCCATATCTCCATGCCGTCGGTAAGGACGGTAGTCTCTCCTAAAGCGGTTATGAGGTCGTTTGGAGAAGCTAGCACGTGAACTAGGTCGTACCTTGCGTCCTGAGAAGCGGTGACGTCGTAATCGTTAACTCTCTGAGTGTTGCCGGTCGCTGTGTATATCGCTAAATCGTCAGTGTGAACGGTTGTTCCAGCTGCTGATTTCACTACTATTCTGAAACCGTATATCCTGTTGAAGGTTGTCGAAAGAGTAGGAGAGTAGTTTAGGAAGGTGAGAACGCACTTGTCGAAAGGGTAGACCTCTCTGACCAAGGAATCGAAGCTCAAAGGGTAAGCTAAACCCAACCCAAAGTCGAAGTTTCTCTGTGCTCCAGTGTTAGCGAACAGCGAACTTCCTCCGAAAATTCCTGAGGCCGCTGTGTCCTGCATGTGCCACTTCTCGTTTCTTGAGTCCAAGGAAGCTTGCCAAGCTCTAACTGTCGAAGTTGAGGTGTTTCCTGAGTACAGAAGGTAAGCGGGTTCGCCTACCGTTCCGTTTCCTGTGTAAGTGATTCCGTTGACTTCCTCTCCGACTTTTACCAGAACGCTTCTGCTCAAGTACCTGTTGTCAGAGAACACGTGGCCGCTTGAGTAATCGATGGTGGTCTCTCCGTTGGTTATGGGAGCCTCAGCTTTGCTCCAGTCGATGTAACTCTGAACTATGTGGCTAACGTCAATCATTCCGTAACCAGCAGGGTTAGGTCTCTGCTTGATTCTCAGGACCTTGGTGACTGTGTCGTCGATGTAGATGTCGAACACGTACTTCATGTTGAGTTCGGCAGCCTCAGAGCTGAGACAGCTCCACACTATTGGGTTGTAGGCTGGGCTAAGGTGATTTGGTCGATAGGTTACGGATGTTATTGCCATCTTAGTGTCTTATTTTTGATTCTTGCTGCGAACGAAACTTGCGAACCTGCTCTTCTTCTTGCTTGACTTTGTCCTTTCTGTAAGCGAGCCAGTTGAAAGCTGCGATGACAGTACTTCGTTCAACTTCTTCAATCTTAGTAAAATCGTCTCCAGCGAGGAAAGCGATCGTTCTGAACCAGGTTCTAGCAATTCTGACATGATCTGGTTCAGACTTGCGTACATCTCTTTGTCCTTCTTGCTCGTCGCTTCTTTCGTCAAAGAGTCCAGGGTAGCTTTTAACAAGGATACGGGTATGCGCAAAAAAAAAGTTATCGCTCCGTACACGTGCTTCATCGGCATGTCGAGGAATATCTCAGCTCTGCTTTCAAGAGAATCGGAATCGTAAGGTTCAGCTTCTACCTTGAACCACCTTTTCCTAAGAGGTCGGTAGAGAATTGCCATCATCTTGTGAAGCATCTTGTCCTTGTTAGGGTCTGCTCTCAGCACGTCCATGTCGACCATCTCTCCTACTGTCAGTTTGGAAAGGTCAACGAAGACGTACTTTGATCCTTTGACCTCTATCTCAGTCTGAAACTTTTGGTCTGAGTACGAGTTCATAAGATCATCGTAGACCTTAACCCACAGGAAGTTGAATTGATAAGCATCTAACTTTCGAAGTTCTTCCTGAGGGCACGAGGAGAGCTCTGAGATGATGCCAAACCTAGACGAATCACCTTCTAACGTGAGAAGGTTCTGAATTCTGTAGTACTGACCTATTGTTAGGTCGTCTATAGCGTACTTGTTCTTGTTGATAGTGAATTCTACCATGTGGTTAGTTGGTTTGTTTTGTTAAAGGCGTGATTGTGTTTCTTACGAACTCTTCGAACGTTAGCCTCACTTCAGCTTCTACTATTGCTTCGTAAACAGGCTTGTCTCCTCTTAAGGAAAGCCAACCCTGAGGACGAACTCCTCCCTTTCCTCTTGAGTAACCTCTGAACTCGTAACCGAAGACAGACTGTTGCATCATCGCATGGTTGAAGAAGGACCTAGTGCCGAAGTTGACGTACTTACCGTGTTCAGCGTAATCGATCTGAAGGCCCCAAGAGAGGTCTCCTAATTTCTTCCAAGAGTACCTAACGCTTCGCTCAAGAGTTCCCTTAGCGAACGGGTTCCTTACAGGAGATGGAACCTGTCTGCTAACTCTTGCCTGAACGTTCCTTATGAGACGCTGTCCTAAAGCTTCAAGCTGATCGTCGGTGAGGTCTTTGAACTGTGCCATTAGATAACTATTGGGTTTGTTTCGCAGTTTGACATAGGAGTAAGGGCAGTCACTTGAAGTTGGAAGGTCCAACCTGAAACGTCGTTGAGGAACCTTTCAACGAAAGGAGTAGCGGTAAGAGGCATGCTTATGTTGAACCTCCAGGTTCCCCAATCGGTCATGATGTATTTCGCTACGATGTCCCTTCCGATCTCGAGCATCTGAGACTGCCTTCGTATCTGAAGGTCCAAGTTGTTAGCGTCAACCAAGTCCATTATGATCATGTCGAAATCGAATACAGAAGTTGACTTGTCTATCTGAGACGGCTGAGCGATAAGGTGGACGTACGGGTAAGTTACCTCTAGCAAGGTGTTGTCTGGCATCTCAACCGACGAGATGGGTCCTATCCTGAAAGTCTTCACTGCTGGGTGAGCTGTTACTACTCTCTTTATGCTGCTGACTACGTTAGCGTAGGTCGAAGGGTCTACTGACATCTTGTTGTTTGTTTCTTTTGGTTAAATATCTCCGATCCCTAATTTGAACTTGAGAATTTAGTCGCTCCAGGGGCCGGGAAAAAGCAGACTGCAAACTCTCTAACTAGTTGATCCTAATAAAGTCTCTTGGAGAGGTCATTTTTGTAATTCACCTTAGAAGAAGACGAAGGACCAGCGAAACCGTACTCTCCTGTCGCTGTCTTAGAGTTAAGGGCATATCTAAGTGAATCAAGTGCATGATTCCACTTGTCAATGGGGCGGCCTGTAGCATCGTTCCAAGAGTACAGGTCGACCTCGTTCAAAAGGTTATCAGAAGTAGGATCTACGAAAACTGTTAGACTTTTGATCTTTTCAATGCCTGACCTGATGGAATCCGGGCCTTTGTAGGACGGCGACACGGTAAAGCCTAGGCGACGAAGTTCTTCGATAGATCGAGGTTCGGCACTATCCGCTATTATCTGATCCCTCTTCGTTATTCCCAAAAGAGACATTCTCTTAGCTAAGTCCGGTATGGTGAGACCTCTGTCGTAGATTAGCTCCTTTACGTAGACCTTATCGTTGTGCTTCCAGACTTTTACCAGAGCGGTAGGATCGGACGAGAAACCCCAGTCAAGACCGTAAGTGACTTCGTAATCCACTTGAGGATCTGGCACGCCTACCTTGAAGTCAGTGTAGACCTGACCCTCAGCTCCATCGGTGAACTCTCCTAAGAGGTGGTGCTCGTAGTACTTTGGATCGGTTAGCGAAGCGAGGTCCCATTCTGCTACTTTGGTAGGATCGAGATTCTCTAAGTTGTCCTTGTAAGTAGTGTGGATGAAAAGGTGGGTGGGGAGCCACTTGGGATTTGGTTGGTGGACTGAGCCGATGAAGAACCTCTTGAAGAGCCAGTGGCGTTTCGATCCTGGGTTGAAGACGACGAAGATCTTCCTCTCCACTCCCTTTACCCTGAAGGTGTCGATGACCTTGATGTACTCTTCTTCGGATGGGAGCTCTTGAGCTTCATCGATTATCAGGTGCGTGACTGAGGCGAGGCCCTTACCCTTAGCTGACATAGTGCCGTCCGATAGTCTCATGGAGTGGGTGATGATCATGTTTCCGTTGAGCTTGCAGCGGATCTCGTCTCCTGTGATCTCTACGTACTGCGTGAGGCCGAATTGCTCCAGTAAGTCTAGAATGTCTCGGTAGATGGAGAATTTGACAGAGCGAGATGTGTACCTAGAAATTACTAGCCTTGCGTACTCGTCTCCGAATAGTTTCATTATGAAGTAGACGGCGACTTGAGTAGATTTTCCTGAGGCTCGTCAGCGGCCCCCCGTTATGATGGCGTATGGGCGCTCATCGTGAAATAGGGGGCCAAAAGCTGGTAATATTTTGAACTCGGTTAACCTTTCCAATTATGTTCTGCTGCATTTTTTTACGTGCTTGAAGTAGGAAGGACCTGTCATTACCTTTCCGCAGTTCGGGCAGGTTCTGGTTACCGAAGCTGAGCTCTTGCCGCCTAAGGAACATATATCTCTGTAAATCGGCATCTCTGAGATAGCTTTGCCACCAGTCCTAGGTAGCATCTTCTCGGTAAGAGGCAAGCCGTACCTTTCCTTGACTGCGTCCTCGTAAGTTCTAGCTGATTTCTTTGTCTCGCAAACTTTTTCCACCCTCATGTGCACGTCAGCCCTTCCGTAGTGACGACCGTTGCCCCATCCTGTACCCGGCTTTCGGTTTACGTGATCCTTGAAACGAGAAACTGGATCAGTTGTGAAACCTGCATCTATGACGCTGCCCTCGCTGTCTACGATAGTGTAAACGTAGTAAAGGATAGGCTTTCCGGCTTTCCTAAGGCAATCTGTGTAGTGACTCATAATAATAGATCATTTTGAGTTATTTATATGAGCACTTTCGCATTTTTTTACGTGGTAGAAATAAACGCAACCTACGATCTTTCTTCCGCAGTGAGGGCAAGTTCGCTCTATCGAACAAGCGGCTAACCCTCCGATCTTACCTGCTTTACTCTTCTTCTGATCTTTCATCTGTTTATTGTTTTTAGCCGTCGTAAGGAAGTATGATTGATTTTTCTGGGTCCAGACCGTTGTGCCTGCAGTAGGATCTGTAGTGCTGAAGGTTCGAACGATGCCCATTTTCGCAGATAACTTTGGTTTCTCTTAACCTTCTTAAGTGGCCTGAATCCCTAGCGTAAGCGCCTACCTTCTTTCCGTTAGCTGGACCGTACTTAGCTCCGATAGTTTTAAAGAACTTTCGGTTCTTGCTGTAAACCTCACGTTCCCTATCGTTTCTGATAGATTCCTCCTTCTGTTGCATCTCGTAAAGTCTGAGTGCACGAGATCTCTTGGTTGTAGATAACAGTATCTCGACTTTGTCATCTCCCAAAAATGACGAGAGGGCCTCGACAGAACCCTTAGTCATGAAAGATTGGCCTCCTACCTTGTAAACGGTCCAAGTTGTCACCGTATGTTCCTCCTACGACACTCTGCTTTGAGCGTAGAGAGAACCGAAGCTACGCAGGACGAGCAAGTAGTGACAGGTTTGTTCTGCATGGTGAGAAGGTTGTACATGTCGAATATTTCCTTCAGCTCTTCCTTCTTGAAAGACTGCTTGAAAGCATATTTTATGTTAAAATCGACTAGCCAAGCTGTGATTTCCTCATCAGTCATCAGTAATTGAGTATTTTTTCTATTAGAAGCACTATAGCTCCACTCGCAAAGAAAGGAAGCAAGCTCCACCATCCGAATCCTAGGAACAAGCAAGCAGCTAACGTGAACCAGCTTGCCAAGCAGAAACTGCAGGTGAAAGGCTTACCTATTGACTTTCCGTTTGTGAGGAACACCGATAGTAGTTGTAGGAGTTTCTGGTACACGTCGTTCCTGAGTAGGGACACTGTCGCTAGGGATATCGTTAAGCTCAGGAGCAAGAGTTGTTGTAAATCCGACAAATTCATCTGCATTGGTTATTTTCTCTGGCACTATGTCCTTCTTTTTAGCTACTCGTGAAGAACCGGTAACCTCTCCGTTAAGGATCTCCACCTTGGTGTTCTTCGGAAGCTTCAGGTAGTGGCACTTTACCACCACATTGTTCTCGAAATTAGCTGGGAAGGAGAACCAGATAGTCGAGTGACCTACGAACCTCCACATTATGGGCGCTGAAGCTGTTATCACTCCGTTCTTTTTGAAAACTATTGCCATCTTGTGTTAAGTTTTTTTACATTTTTGACTTTACGTACTCTCGAACTCGCCTTATGGTCAGCGATATCGAAGTTCTTGGTATTTTCGTAAGCTCGGAAAGGCTTGAATAGTTGTGATCGCCGGCTACGAAAAGCTTGAAAAGCTCCCGATCGTACCATGGGAGCGTTTCGATTATGTTCTGCGCCTTTCTGTGCTGTTCTAAAGTAGAGTCAGTCTCGTCAGTTTGATCGCGTACCTCTCCAACTATAGGCAAGCTCTGCTTTATGTAGTTTCGATAGAACGGTCCGGTGACTGACCTGTGCTGAGTCATCATCACTCTCACCAAGTAGAACCGTGCTGCTCCCGCGTCAATCACTTCCTGAAGGTTCTTCTTGCCGGAAAGCTCGCAGATGCTGTAGTGAGCTAGGTCAAGGTAGTGACTGGCACCTCCTGTGATCTTTTTGGCCGCTTCGAGTATGTTCTCATAATCCTGTTCTAAGTAATCTCCGTAAGTCACGCATTGAATCTTATTTTTACGCGTTTACTCTTATACGTTCCGTTATGACCATAGTTCTGGAAAGTCGAATAAAGCGCGTACAGTGTTATCTATACGCGCCTTTCTGTCGAACGGCTCTTAGCTCTCGGGTGGAATGACAATTTTTATCGGATTATCTATCGTGAGGTCAGCCTCTGTCTTCTTCGGAACTACGAACGGCGACAGTTTTATGAGAAAGTCAAGTGCCTTTGATGGATCGTCAACTGCAACTCGGTCCAACCATCTCTGAACTTTAGGTATGTTGTTAGTAAGCAACTCAGTGTAAGCCTTCTTAATAGCAAGCGTGTCCTTGTTGTGACCTCCGGGTGGGCGGCCGTTAGGATTGCCTGATTGGCCTTTCTTGAACGGCATGATTCGAATTCGTTATTTTTTGCAAGCACTCTCGTAACAACTTTGCGTTCTTGAAAGTGCTAGGGTAAACTCTCGAAAGAGTAACTTTAGTCGCAGCAGTCAAAATCGGTCTGTTGTTAGTCACTTGAGTTAAGAATATTTTTTCTTCTACTTCTGTTGTAGTACTTGGAATTGGTCTGAATGCCAGAAAAGTAAGGACTCTTCTTGTTCGGAGCAACTCCGTCGCTAGTAAGATAGTTTGCATAAGCTGGGTAGAGATTCAGGTTGTTCTTAAGGTAAACTTGCATCTGCTTGATGTAACTTTCGGCAACGTCCTTGGCTTGAGACTGTAGAAATTTAAGCTCGTCCAAACCTACGTTTTGGCTTGACTCGGACCCAGGTTTTAGAACGCTCTTCTGAAATACTTTGTAAGTAAGGCCTGGCAGAGCGTAATAAAGAGCTAAGTTGCAAAGAGCAGGAGAGATGTAATCGTCTAGAAGAGCTTTGTTAGCGACAGTCACTGCGTTAGCTACAACTTGGGCCTTCAATTCGTTGTAAAGAGTAGCACCCAAGTACTCTCTTAGAACCAAGTCTTGAGCTTGTATCACGAAAGGAACCAAGTCGGTTGGAGACACAGAAAGGTGGATAGCTGTGAAAGCTTTCAACTTGGATTCTGATACGAAAAGGGCTTGTTTAACTGACATTTTTGTAAGTATTTTTGTTATTCTATCGCTTTGGTAGGAGTTACCGCGCTCACCAGTCGGTTCGGAACGATCATTAGCTCCTTATCGTGAATTCCCTTGTCGTAAAGAAGCCTGTTGAACACGTTAAGGATACCTTTCTGAATAGGCTTGATGACCGTCGAAAGAAAGTGCTCGTAAGCTGTCTCGATCTCATCGGAGTTAGAAGAGAAACCTGTTCCACCTTCGTGGTAGAGACCAAGAAGAAGAGGAGATGAGATCCTGTGTCCGGTAAGGATCCTAGAAGTGATTCTCTTTTCCAACTCTATGAAGTAGTTATCGTTAGGCGGGTCTACTGTAGTTACTTCAGCAGCGTGCTCCTTGTCCACGTTGAACATAAGCATCATCTTTGAAGCGTTGTCTGTTCCTCTGTAAGCTGAGGTGATCTCGTCGTAGATCTCAGCTCTTGCTTCGTCCGTATCGGGAACTCCGTTATTCAGAGAGATGATCAGACCAGGGACCAGACCGTTCCTTATGGAGCTGAGGTGGAACTTTGAGATCTCAGCGTCGAGCTGAATGTCTGAAACAGAACCAACGTAGTCAGGAAGAGGGTAGTAAGCTAAAGCTGGTTGGTAGTTGAAGTAGACTAGGATCTGAGAAGGTTCTTCGGAAGATTTAGAAGGATCGTAGGTTGGGTAACTGCTAACCTTAAACTTACGAGTGTTGGACCAGTCTGAGCAGTAGTAGTAAGTATCTACAGCGTCAGTCTCAGGATCTATCATTCCTGATCGGACCTTAGAATAGTCCAAATGATAGAACTCCGAGATTGACTCTCCATCGTTAGACCAGATGATGTTTATGGCAAAACCTCCGTAGATGAGGTAGTCCAAAGCGACCTTCTCCAGAACGTCGTTCCAAGATTCGGTAGGGTTAGCCCTCTTGATGAGGTAGTTGTCAGCATCTTCTCGGAAGGAAAGTCCGTTACCTATGACACCATCTAACTTAGAAAGGATGCAAGTACGGTGAATAGCTGACCTGTTGTAGAGAGTAGCTAAGAAGTCAGGATAGAGGTTATCCGACCCATAAGTTACCCAACGCTTATCGATCTTCTCGACGAACTGGGGAAGGTCAATCTTTATGGTTTCGACAGTTGCGAACGAATAGGATTTAGTCATTCTGTGAAAGTTGTTTTAAGTCTCTTAGTATCAGATATACTCAGAGTGAAGGGTGTCACAAATTGTTAAGAAGTGTTTAGATGATCTCAGGGATGATGAGAATTTTGGATGAGTAAAATTATGTCTGAGGGTAGAAGTCTTCTCTGAGCGTCTCAGGTCCTTTCTGAAGAGGATCTAATGTTCTCTTTCTGATCGAATTTTTCTAACTGAAGAAGACCCTCGGTCCTTCCTATCAAGAAAAAAATTCTGAAAATGGCAAAACGATTTCTGATCGCATTAGAGACGATCTGAGAGGCTCAGTTCTGAGGATGATAGAAATATTAGCTTTCTGAAGAAAACCCATCTGGTGACATCTAGTCCTTTCTGAAGAGGATCTAACGTTCTTTTCGTACTGAGATCTTTCTGATCGAATTTTTCTAACTGAAGAAGACCCTCGGTCCTTCCTATCAAGAAAAAAATTCTGAATAGAATTTAACGTTCTCTTTCTGATCGAATTTTAGGTTCTTAGTCTACTTTTAGAGAGTTTCTTTCTTCTAAAGACTAATATTCTTTAGTCTTCTTTAGAAGACTTAGAATATCGTACGGGCGGGTCATAATGACGGAAATGAAAAGGTGCACAATGTATATTATTCTATTTCAATAAGTTTTGTCTTTTTTCCGTACGGGTACGTATAATGACGGAAATGAAAAGGTGCACAAATAGATCTCTGATAGGATAATCTTACTGAATGAAGTTACCTAGTCAAACTTAGCTGAACAGAACCTTTTTGAGTTTGATTTTTCATGCCTTAAAGCAATGAAAAATTCAAAAACTCAATAAAAATTCAGTAAAATTCTCTTTGTTTTTTGATATGGAAATTATTTTCTCTCGAAAATAACACAGGTAGGACTCTTTTCAAAAACACTATAAAAGATTTGCTTGCAGCTTTTGGGTCTGCAGCATCTTTTTAGCTGTTTTTTACTATTTTTCAGTATATGAGTTTTGATCGCTTGCCCGATTGGAACTAGTTGGGCATAAAATTCGATAATTTAACAAATTTTTAACATTTGCCTTCATTAAGAAATTAAAATTGCATTAAAATTGATAAAAAATGTCCATTTTCACAAAAGTGAGTATAAGATGAGTATAAATAACTAAAAACTCAACGCAGATGGAAAGATCCAGCCAAGAAATCATAAAGCTCTACGGTAGAGTTCAAAGGTTCACTCCGATAAGTTCGACGTACGATAGGAACAAGTACAGGATCTTCAGGATGAACGTTGACCGGATAGTTAACCTAACTCAGAACTACTCGGAGAACGCTGCTCCGGGCGTAATATCTCTGCTGGTGTTTGACGTTTCGAACAAGCTCGTTCGCAACCTTACCGACGGAGACCTTATAGCGGTAGACGGAGTCGTCGGAAGGATGGAAGTCACGAGCTTAAAGAAAACGGCTGTGTTCTTCGTAAGAGAAGCTAATTACGTTTCGTCAAAAGGTTATTAAGCATAATGGAACTAACAGCGTCAGTAACGGGATACGTAGGTGCAAGTCCAAAGACCAAAGAAAAGCTGGGAACGGTCGTCTTGGCCTACTTCCCGTTCTACGTTAAGTACATCAACAACCTTCACAAGATCGCTAAGGACGGAACGAAGGTCATGGTCCTGCTAAGAGGCGAAATGGCAAGAAAGTTCGCTGATTCTATCCAATCTGGTGATAAGCTTCACGTTGAGGGAATTTTGACTAAGAAACCATACGTTGACAACGAGGGAGTCACTAGAAACTGGGAAACTGTGTGGGCTGACGTTGTTGAATTTCTCTAAAAATAACTCTTCTGCTATGAATAAATCGAAACCTATGTTTTTGATCTCTTACTACGCGATAAACCCAAACGGAGAACTTGACGATTTCATAGTTGATACGGTAGACTCTATCTGCAGAAGGTACTTAACTCTTACTGCATCAAAGGGTAACGGCTCGATAGAAGAGATACCGGATGCTTTTACAAGAATAAGAGTTTTGGAAGTTATCGTTTCTAAGCCTCTAACGGATACGGAGCTTCAGATAGTGTGGCCTATAATACTAACAGAACTTGGTTTCGAAACGGTCTACACAGTTGGAGAGCACAAGGAAGAGCCAAAACCAACAAACTGGATAGGGCTCCTAAATTAATTCGCAACAGCATGAACCAAGAACTTGAGGAAAGAAGCTACGCTCTTAGGAAGAAAAGGATGCTCGGAAGAGAAGCTAACGAGGTAAGAATACTGGGAAAGCTCACCAAGGTAGGGCACGAAACGAAGAGAGCCAACGGAGACAGAACGCTATCGATCAACGTAGCTACTCACTCTCCTACCTATCACGGTTTTAAGTACGAGGAAAAGATAGTGGAGCACAAGGTCCTCATCAGAGACTCTGCCAGCATAGAGGAAGTTCAGCTAGCCTACCTCTACTCTTACGTCGAAGTCATCGGCCACCTCACCTATTCCAAATCTCCAAGAGGAGTAGCAGCTGAGATCATCGCTAGCTCGGTAGCCTTTAGGCCTGACCTTGACGCTAAGAACTTACCAAAGAAGAGAGCTTCGGAAGAGTCCTACTTCGAAGATTCGGAACCTGAACAGGAAAGCAACTACGATGAGTGAACCTTACCTTCGCTTAGGGTCCATTAGGAGCCTCCTAGAGAGGCTTTCTGGTTAAAGCTAATATTTCTATCATCTTGAAAACTGAGCCTCTCTAGTAGGCTCTAATTGTGAGGTTACCTTGCTACTCTCTTTGTGAGTTTCCTTCCGTCCTGCCAGTACTCTCTCAGCGCGATGTGCTTGTTGTGAACTTTCTTCAGCGAGATTCTTATCCAAGCTGGTTCTGGGTCGGTGCATGGTTCTATTTCTGGGAAAGGGCAGCACCAGATGAGCTCGTGGTACGGTACCCAGTGAAAAGCGTGAGCGAAAACTTCTGAGTTCAGCAGGTCTAAGCCTTGCCGTACTCCAAACTCTATGGTCTCTCCGAGTTCGTACTCCTTTATGTGATTAGTTCTTGATAGGCCTGAGTACTTTCTGCAGCGGTAACCTCCGAACACAAAGAACGAGTCTCCGAAGCACTCTACGAGAGGTTCGTAAATCTCTACCGCTATTCTTTTTAAGTTTTTCCTTGCTTGAGTTCCTGGAGTGTTATTTATTCCTTCGTAAACGCAAGTAGTAACCTCGTCAAGGTACAGGTGTTCTGAAAGTTTTGCTCTAGATCGGTTCCTCAGTTCTCTGATCAGGATCGCGCTCGTATCGTGGTTCATATTCGTGTCCTTTCGCTTTTCTTACTCCAAGTAACGTTGCTCCAGCGTATATGATAGCTATGCTCTGTATGAGAAGCTCCTGCTGGTCCTTCCCCAGGACGATCAGGATGGTCCCTGTGATGAAACCAAGAGCTCCTATAAGAACTATCAACAAGCCAGCTGTTCCGCTGCCTGATGTCTTGCCGTTGGCGTTAGCCGTCATCTCAACGAAGCTGAAGCCGTTGCTGAACTCTCTGCTTTTGCGTGCTGTCATCAGTTAGTCAGTTTTAGTTTAAGTATAGTCTGCAGAGTTTTTGCAACGGTTTCAGTCAGCTTCGCTAAGAGTCTCCGGTTTAGCGCTGACCTTCTCCACCAAAGCATCAACTTTCTGCTCTACTCTCTTAAGGTCCCTGTGTATGTGAACCGCTTCGATAGCGTGAATCACTAGGACGATCACAAATATCGTGTGAATTATTAGAAGTATTGAGCAGAACGTCTTAGCTGTGCTTTTCCTACAATTTCTCAGCATCTTAACGTTACAATTTGTCGTCAGGGTGGTTTCTGTTGTGATGAGTCTCGATGACCTTCACCCTGATGTTAAGATCGTCGATGGCTTTTGAGTGACCTTCTGAGTTCTTCTTTATGCCTTCCATGCTCTCGTGTATCTGCCTGAACTCGTCGGTCGTGCTTGTCCGAAACACTAGCAAGTTAGTGTTTATCTCGTTCATAGTTTCGTTCAAGTTATCAAGAGTTTCGACGAGTTGCGTGTCGTTTTCTTCTGTTCTCTTGATGAACTTCTGCACGAAGTACCAGAGAACTGTGAAAAGGCCTGCGATTAAGGCTCCACCAACTCCTAGTATTACCGGATCATTCATAGTAGTTTATTAGTACTTTTTTAGTCAATTGTTATGCTGAGTATTGGTACGTTACGACAACTTTGCCGTTTCCTCCGTTACCACCAGCATTGTTTGCGCCGTAAGCGCCGCCGCCTCCGCCTCCAGGCTGAGAACCTGACGTACCTGAACCAGCTGACGACCTTCCTGCTCCACCGTTTCCTCCATCTCCTAACGTTCCAGGAGTTGAACCAGAAGCGTTAGCACCTCCACTTGTAGTGTTAGCACCGCCACCGCCACCTCCTGAGACAAATACAGATGCATCACCGCCTTTTCCTCCAGCATACTTAATATCTCCTACTGCACCGCTAGTTGTTGCGCCATTTGCTCCACTAGACCTTGTTCCGGCGTTAGATCCTGCTAAAGCTAAGCAATAGTAGCTTGACGAAGGCCGCTGGACGTATGATGTTCTGTTTCCGCCAGACCCACTGCCAACTACAACGGTAAGAGTCTCAGCGGTAGGTGTGGTAATAGTAGACTTAGAATAGCCGCCGCCGCCGCCGCCTCCCCATCTAGATTCTGACGTGCTTGATCCTCCGAGTCCGCCTGCTCCCCAGCATTCGATAACTATTCTAGCTGTGTTTGAAGGAATGACTAGTGATGTAGAACCGGCTGAAGTGTAAGTGTTAGTTACCTCTGTTAAGTTAGTGTAAACAGGTATGCCTAGCGCTAGCAAGTTGTTGTAAGCTGTTATGCCAGTGCCAGTTGGAGCAGGATTTCCTCCTCTTAAATCAATTAGAGCATTTTGTGGGTATGGGTAACCTACACTTCTAGAGCTATAAAGGTCTGTTAGTAAATTGTTAACTTCGGTTACTGTTAGAGAGGATCCGGCTCTTGGCTTTATCTTTATTGGGTAAAGCAACTCGCCGTCCCATGAAGAGCCAGATGTGTAACTTACTGGTCCACAGTCTACTAAGTTAACGTTTGTTAAGTGAGACACGTTGCTAACGTCTCCATATACAGACCTACCATCAGCAGGGTTATTGTACACAGACAGGTTTACCAAGCTAGAAGGTAAATCTGCCAAGTCAAAACTAACTTGGCAAAGGCTCATTGAGTTACCTAGGTAAAGAGTCTGCAAACCAGTTGGAAAACTAGGTATGTTTCCTCTTAATTCAGTAATTGTATCTCCACTAAGATCTATTGAAGTAGCGTTAGCCGGCATGTTCAACCCTAAATCTAACTCTTCAATTCGGCAGCTTGACCCAGTGCCTGACCTTAAGTAACCTCCAATTGTTAGTATCTTACTTATTCCACCAACCACAGTAAAGTCGCAAGTAGCTCCATCTGATAAGTGCAAGTATATCGTTTGTAACGACCCGCTGTTTAACGCAATCGATTGACCTAAGTTTTGTGAATCGTCTGAAGAAGTGAAGTAACCGTTGCCTGACATAGTAGCGGTAGTATTCGCATTTACCGTAAATTGCAGCCTAGTTACATCACTTCCTGAACTAATGCCGCTACTAATTATCATCTTAAAATCACCGCTTGTTGGAACGTCTCCTTGCTCAGAGATCATT